CTGGAACTTGGCGGTGTTGTAGCAACCATCCTGCGCCGCCCACGAGTGTGAGCCTGGCATGATCTTAGCCTCGGCCACGGAGTTAGGTGGGCAGCGAAAGAATGTGGTCGGTTGTGATGGCGGGAAAATGAGAGCACCTTGCGGACTGAACATGGGTAGTGACGCGCCCATCTCATAGCTGTTGCCGTATTCGTAAACTGTCACGGCACCCTGCTTCTGAATCTGGGCTGTGGTGTTGACCACCTCAAATCCGGAATACAGAATTCGGTATACGCCGAGGTCTGTTTGATCGAAATCGAGATAGTTGTCCAAGTTGATTTGCTGGAGCTGGTAGCCGCCGCCTGCGGCGGCGGGGCAATGCCCGGGTGTGTAGGTCAAGTTTGCCCCCAGTGTGGCATCGGACGGTACGCTGTTGATCAGTAAACCATCCATGCGAGCACATGGGGTGCCATTGCCAGTTATAGCGCCGCTGAGCGACGTTATGGGCGTTCCCCTTGATCCTTGAGGGAAAACAGAGGCGGCTTGAACAGAACTCGGGTCGGCAGGCATGTAGTCAATTGGGGACAATACCATGTGGCAGTCCCACGTGTCGCCGGCGGGCAGCCCGGGGGGCTTGGCGACAGTGACAGCTTGCCTGATCTTCACAACGACTGTTGGCTCTGTGGCGACGTCCGGGTAACCTCGGAGGTGCTCGAGCTGTTGGTCGTGGAAGGGGTCCAGCGCGTACTTTACCCAATCGCACGCTTCCGGTGTAATGAGCCGGTTCTTGCATAGCTCATACAACGGGTCTTTTGAGCGCACGATGTCGCGAAGGTTCTGAGCGTCGGTGTTAGACATGCTCTAGGTCTCTTTCTGACACTAATGAAAATGTCAAAGCCTGTGGCTATCGGGGGGTCATCCCTCACTCGACCTGACCGATTCGGTAGCGAACCTAACGGTCACAGACGTAAGAACCATCCTGCGGATCTGATTTGTAGCAGGAAAGAAACGTCTGTCGAGAAGGCGTCGCACGCCACCTCACGCCGAAGCGTGAGGCGGCGCCTTCGTGTCTCCCCCCTCACCTTCGGCGAGGCCAGCCTCGGTGCCCT